CAATGTCTTAGAGACTATAGAGAGTTGCGTCGAATTTTGACTGGCGTCGACGAAGGTTGGATAGGCGTCGATCTTGACGGAACGCTCGCGAAATACTCCGGGTGGGGCGAAGATATCGGAGAGCCGATTCCGAAGATGATACAGCGAGTGAAACGCTGGCTCGCCGAAGGCAAAGAGGTCCGAATTTTAAGCGCACGTGGCTCTGTTCAACCGAACAAGTTCGAACAGCTTATGAAGATTTACGAATGGGTTGAGGAGCATATCGGCGAGCCTCTCGAAGTGACCGATAAAAAAGACCCAGCGATGCTTAGGCTCTACGACGACCGTGTAAGACAGGTAGAAGAGGGTACAGGAGAGCTTGTAGCTAGCTAAGATGCCATTTCCACCAACATTCACGAACGTTTACGATACGACGTTCCCGCCGGACACGCAGGCCGCGAACCTCCTTGGTCAAGATTTGCGTAATTTTCGAACGGACGTTATGCAGCGCATGTCGTTGCTAAGCGGAACATTCGCGAATAGGCCGACTCCTGAAATCGTCAACGCGACTTGGGGAGGAGTTGGTTATGGTCTTGTCTACTTCTCGACAGACACAGGTCAGATTTTCCAATGGAACGGAGCGGCTTGGGTTGATATAAGTCAAAACTTCAGATCGGCTTTTTTCAAAGACAACACAACTCACGTTCATACAGGAACAGTCACGGAAGATGTTGTATACACAAATGTAATTAGCGGCGGTCAGCTTGGAACGAATGGTGTTATTCGTGCTACGATTATCTTCACTCCTACCGTTCAGGGTGCAGGAGGCACCAATATCTTTGTTAGGTATGGAGGAGCTGTTGTCATTACGTATAATATCGCAGCAGGAGCTCAAATTGGTGTACCTTATCGTTTCGACGTTTTATTTGGTAATAGTGGAGTGACGAATGCTCAAAGAGCAACGACGATGAATAATGGTTTTCCTGGAGCTCCTCAGTCGCAAGTCGTTGTTCTTAATACGGCTATAGATAGCACCGTAAATCAAAATTTTACTGTCACCGCTCAGAACGCTAACAACGGTGATTCTCAAACCTTTTCTCAGTACCTTCTGGAGATTTTGTAAATGGCTCAGTTTCAAGACAGGTCGCAAACTCGTTCCGAGGAACTCTTTGAAGCTTCGCTTACCGGACCTTTCGGAGGTGTGCAGAGCGAGCTTCCGGCGACCGAAATCGAGGAGTTTGGCTTCGTCGACGTCAAAAATTTCCTATTTAGAAAAGGCGCAGCCTATGTACGTCCTGGATGGACGGCCCTGCCTCCGTTCCCGCTGACGCCAAACGAGCCTATTTTAGCTGTTGCTGATTTCTTCAACGCTAACGGAACGCATATTCAGTGTGTTCTTACACCAACGAAGCTTTGGCAATTCGTTGCTGGCGGCTGGACACAGATAACCGGACCGGCCTTCGGAGGGACCTCAGCACAGCTTTTCGCTTGGGATGCTTTGAACTATAAGCTCTGTTTTTCACAAGGCGTCGACAAGGTTTTTACCTGGGATGGAATCGCGGCGACGTACGTTCAAAGCTCCGTAAACGCTCAGCCAGCGAAGTATATAGCTGAGATTGGTCTACATCTCGTCGTGGTGAATCCAGCGACGCCTCAGCGTTATTACTGGAGCGGAATCGGCGACCCAACCGACTGGACGAGTTTTAGCTCAGGCTTAAACGACAATGTTAACAACCTCGGTCCGATAAACGGAATTTTGAAGATTGGGCAATACGGTTACGGATTTCATCAAAACGGCAACTTGCAGATTATTCCGACAGGCGTCGGGACCTTTCCGTTCGCTTTTCAGCCTGTGATCAACGCGACACAAGGATGCATCTCACCTAATAGTCTTACTCATTTTGTTGATCGAGGTCGTGAGCTTGGTCTTTATTTAGGAATAGACAACGTTCTTGCATTCGATGGGACGTCTCTCGAACCTATTGGAGACATGCCGATCGATGGTAGACGAAGGTTGGGAGCGCGCTCTCGTATTCTAACAGATGTAATGTCTGTTAATCCTCTTACGATTTACGGCTTTCCTACCTACTCGATAAACGGACATCCGTTTCGTGCTTATTGGCTTGCTATTCCAGGAGTATCGACCTGGGTTTACAACTTCGATGAGAGTAACTGGACTCAATTTACATACAACAAAACGATTGTGTCGCTCGGAAATTTCTTCAAAAACTCGATAATTCGTATTATCGATCTCGTCGGAACAATTCAAGCCCAGACTTGGACGCCAGCTACGCTTCAAGCGAACAACCCGTTCGAGGGTTTTTTGCTTGGCTTCAACGATGGTACGGCTGGATACGTCGATTTTTCAAATTATTCCGAAATAGCCGCGAGCGTAACGTCGGGCAAGATTATCTTCAAGGATCGAAGACACGAAAAGACAGTCAGGAAATTTCGACTGTCTTTTATCGATTTAGGCTCCGCGACGTACACGATTACTCTTACGAACAACCAAGGCCAAACCGAGACACACTCGTTCACGCTCGGCTCTGGCAGCGGTGACGTGTTGAGCTATGTTCAAGAGTTTAATGTCTCCGGGCTTCGTATTCAATACAACGTGTCCGTCCCGGCGGGGACGCCGACGGCTATCGTCGAATTCGCACCTATATACGACATTGGTGGGGAGCAACGTGGAGGCGTGGTTAGAAACTAATGAGAGCAACTCCAAATCTTAATTTTACAGTCGTCGAGCCGACCAAGAAGTCTTTGGGAACCTTCGTCACGATGCTTCGAAGCGTTTATCAAAATTTGGTGAACGTTATCAATGGAAACCTTGGCTTCGGTGACGGCACCAATGCGGATAACATCAACGGCGTTTGGATAAACGTAGTTGCACCTGTGGCTCCTAATACAGACTTTACAGTGACTCACAATCTTGGGAGGCTGCCAGTGGGATATTGGCCTATGCAAAAAGACAGAGCTTGTGATGTTTATACTGGAAGCGTAGCTGCAACGACTACTCAGCTAACGCTTCGGGCGACAGCCGCGTCGGCTGTTTTACGTTTGTTCGTTGTTGTTCTGCTCCTTGGACTAATCGTACCAAGAAGCGAAGCTCAAGGAGCGTCGCATCAAAACTTCGCAGCTGTGGCTGTGAATACGGCAGCTGGTTCTGGTATTTTGAAAGTAATTCCGAGCGCCGTTATCACGGTTTGCAATGGAGCTACTCTACCTCCGGCCGGCTCGACATGTAGCGGAACCGCCTCAATATTCGCAGACAACGCTTTGACACTTCCTTTGTCGAACCCGTTTAACGCTGATATAAGAGGAAACTATGCGTTCTTTGCAAAGACAGGTCAAAACTACGTTGTAAGCGTTGGTGGAGTCGGAGTTGCGACGCAGTCGTATGTATGGATAGCTCCGTTTGTTGGAGGGGGTTCGCCTTCTGCACAGATCGGGATTATACGACTTGCTTCAACTGATTCTATTGGCTGGCGAAATAGTACTAACATCAACGACAATCTACTCAAACTATTTAATAATGGTGTAGCCACAGGAAATTGGCCTGCTGATGCATTGACATATACAACAGTTAATGGAGGTGTCGTTGGCACTTTTGTTGCAGGGGCTTTTATTACGAATTCTCCTTTGCCTTCGGTGTCGGGAGTATTTCGACTAGCAAGTACTGACGCAGTCACCTGGCGAAACAACGCTAATAACGCTGACGTTTCGCTTAGCAAGAATACTTTTGATAATCTTGTCTATCCAAACGGTTTTAGTCTTGGTGGCTCGTTACAATCCTTGGGTACAACAGCGGTAGTAACAGGAACTGGAGCCTGTGCGACGATTACCACCAACGTCGGTGGGGCGTTTGCGGGGTCTTTTAAGTGTACCGGAACCACTGGCGCGGCTTCAGTCACGATTACCTTTGCACTTTCGACTTCGTTAGGTTGGTTTTGTTCTGTTAATGATTTGACGACGCGAGCTAATTTACTTCAGCAAACCGCTCAAGGTTCAACATCGTGTGTATTAGCGGCAACGACGGTAACACAGAATGACGTATTTAATTTTCTTGGAGTAGCTTTTTAAGGATTGCTTTTATGAAGAAATTTCTCCTTGCTTCGTTTTTTGCTCTTTTATTTGTCAAGAATGTTGACGCTCAATCATCAAGCGTTACTTTGCAAGTTACCGACGCTGGTGGCCAGTCATGGAACAACGGTACTTGGTCAGTATTGCTCGTAAGCCAACCCGGAGCAACGACCTTCGGTCCTCCGTTCAACCTTACGACGGGAGGTTCGGTTCCGAATCAATCTCAAAGTGGAGTCTTAAACGGAACTGGCGGCGCGTCGATGACGCTTACACAAACTTCGTT